ATGTTCAAGTTTTAGCATCTGGTAGTGATGGAACAATACCAGCTGGTACATATGAGTTTGCTCAAACATTTATTTATGATGGTGTTCAAGAATCGCTACCTACAGTAATGACTGGACTAACAACTGTTTCTGCTAATAATAGACTTACTCTGTCTATTGCAGCTTCGCATGGATATGACGAAAGAATTACTGGAGGCAGGATATACTTTAGAGATTCTACCTCAAAGGGAGAGTTTCAACTTGTAGCTGAGATAGATTTAACCTATGGATGTAGAACAAATTTAGAGGCAAAGCACGTTGGCTGGTCAACTATATACAGCCAAGCTTCTTTTTTGTTTTGTACAGTAGCAATACAAGACCCAAATGTTGACACATACAGCTCGTTAAATGGATATAACGCTGATTTATCTAGCATATCAATAGGCAATACTGGAGAAGGATATAAGACTAGTGTAGTATCAAATAGAAGAAGGTTTGTAGCTAATGTAAAGTCTATCAACGAAAAAGGACAAACAGTTGTTCAGTCAGATAGATTAATGTATAGCGAAATAAATAGATTTGATACGTTTCCACCTACAAACTTTATTGATATAGGCATTAACGACGGAGAAGACTTTGTAAAAATAGAGTCTTATGCTGATAGATTATTAGCTTACAAAAATAAAACTTTGTATGTTATTAATATAGGTGGCGGTTCTGATACTCAATGGTTCTTAGAATCAGAACATAAAAATATGGGAGTAGACTTTCATGCGGCAGTTGTAAAAACAGAATTTGGAGTTGCTTGGGTAAATAAAAATGGTTTATTTTTTTATGATGGATCACAGATAAGAAATTTACAAAATAAAATACTAGAATCACAATGGACAGACTTTGTAAATAGCGACACAATGATAGGTTATGAGCCCACTAATAAACATTTAGTTGTTGTAAGAGACGCTGACAATGAAGGAACTGATAATGGGGATGCGTATATTTATAGCTTTATTAGCAACTCTTTTACTTTTGCTGAAACTTTATTTGCTGATAACAATAAAAGTAATTTAATAACAGATGCTCATGGCAATATGATAGCAAAGACTGGAACAGCTCAAATGGATTCTTACAATGGAGTTGGTACTGGAGGTACTAAGTTTGACATAAAATTAAAAGACGATGACTTTGGTTTGCCTAATGTAGTAAAAAAAATATATGGTGTAACTATAGAGTATGCTAGTAATGCAGCTAACAGCAACGGTGTTAAATATTTTTATACAAATGATAGTGGAACAAAACAAGGAACTGCTAATGCTGGTGATTTAGCTAGCACAAGTAATGATTTAGATGTAAATAGAATTACATTTGGGACACCACTTTTAGCATCTTCATTTCAAGTTCAGTTAGATTTAGACGGAAATAGCGTGCATAAAATAAACAGTGTTGGTGTAGAATACAGACCGTTATACAAGAGAATTACATAATGCCTATTGATAGAGAAAAAAGATTTTTATATAACTCTAAAGGAGTTAAAACAAAATTACAACAAGGGTATCCATCAAACGATTCTGGCAACGATGGAGAAGAAAGATTAGTGAAGACACCAGATGGTAAGCTTAGGCTTTACAGAAAAGAAATTGGTGCATGGCACTATTTAGAATTTACAAGGAGTTAGGATGACTTTAGCAGAATTAATGGCAGGCGCAAGAGCTGGTCAAGCAGCAGGCTTTGGTGCTACTGGTGCTGATTTATCAATTACAGCGGAAGGCGAAAGAAGGGATATAATGGCAGCTCAAAGAGCTCTTAGAGAGCAACAAAAAAGAGCTCAAGAGCAAAACAAAAGACGAGAAAAAAGAAGGGGAGTTGGTAGATTAATTGGCTCTGGCATTGGATTTCTTGCTGGAGGTTCAGCAGGTCAAGCTATTGGTAGCGCTATTGGTCAAAGTTTAGCTGGAGTTGGAGCTAATGTTAGCAGGGTTTCTAGTGGATTAGGTCAAGGAATGTTTTTTAGTGGGTCTAGACAAGATATTTCTGCATCCGAAAGAGATGTAAATAGATTTATAAGTGATGCCAACAAAGGCTTTCAAGCTAATGTTTTAAGTAGTGCTATTACAGATTATTTTACTGGTGAATTGTTAGGTCAAATTAAAATGCCTGGGCAGGGAGTTGAAGCTGTGCAAGCTGCTGATGATGTAGCAACTGGAGCTATGACAGGTCAAAGAATTACTGGAGTCGGTTCCTCTAGCTCATTGTTTGGAGGCGGAAGTCTTTCTGATGCAACAAAAAATGTATTAGGTGACTTTCAATTTTCTAACGCATTGTATGGCAATGTGGGTGAAACAGCTGGAAATATGTCTAGGTTATTAGATAGTGATTTTATATCTAGAGCAAGAAGAGCTGGAAGAAGAAGGGCAAATATGGAAGGGTTTTTAAAATGAGTTTTGAAGAATTATTAAAAAACGCAGGATTAGATCAGTATCAACAGTACTTTGGAACTGGTCAAGAAGTAGCGCAAGCTTTTGGTTTTGAAGGAAATCAATCAGAACAGTTTGGTAGATTTTTTCAACCATTTGATCAACAAAGACTGTTAGACGCAGCTAGTGAAATACAAAAAAGAACAGCTACTAGAACTGGATTTTTACAAAGTGATTATGAGTCTGGTTTTAGAGGGTTAACTAATCAACTTGGTCAAGCCACTAGACAAATTGGTCAAACAGCTGGACAATCTGGCTTTACTAGAGCTGGTGCAACAGCTAGGCAAATAGGTGAAGCTAGAGAAAGAGTTGGTGAAAGTATGCAAGATTTGATGTTAGGTAGACAAAGAGGTATGTATCAAATAGAACAGCAAGCTGGACAAGAAAGAGCTGGTTTAACTTCATTACTTCAAAGTTATTTAACGGGAACATTTGGAAGAGGAGAGCAAATTGCTAGACTAGACCCTAGTAGCCCACAAGGCGCACCTCAACCCACAACAAAACAGCAATCAATTCAAAATGATGTGCAAGAAATTTTACAAGCAAACCCAAACATGACATATGAACAAGCTTTGGGTATGGCAGAGCAATCAGCAGATAGGCTATAAAGGAGAAGATATGGCAAACGGATTTGATTACGAATCACCGCTTAATAGATTACTAGGAGCTACTATTCCGCAGTTTCTTAACGACCAATTAGATAGGCAAGAAAGCTCTAGGAGGTTTGACGAGCAACAGTTAGCGCAAGCTCAAGCTAGAAAGCAAAACCAAGCAAATTTTGACAGACAACAGTTAGCCTTAGAAGAGCAAAATGCTTTTGAAAAGCAAAGAGTAATAAAAGAAGACTTATATGATATTGATAGTAGCTTAATAGATAGAATAAATAGCGAAGGTAATTTAGATAAAAAGAAAATTTTAGCTGAAAAATTTGAAACTCAATTTAAAACTGAAAGAGGTTCAAATGAAATAAACGCTATAATGGCTTCTATTGAAGATGAAAAAGTAAATAGGCAATCTAGTTTAGATTTATTTAAAGGAATTGGAGTTTTAAACGATAATGAATATACCATTCTAAGTAAAAATACTTCTAGTTCTGATTACGAAAATCAATTAAACACCACTGTTAATAGGTCTATTAATCAAGCTAATTTAGCTGATAATAGAGAGTTTCAAGCAAAATTTTCAGACGTTAAATTTATTCAAAGTAAAATTACGCAGCTTCAAAGAGATAAAGCTTTAACTTCACCTGGCAGTCAACAAAGAAACGCAATCGAAAGTGAATTAGACCTTCTTAATACCGAGCTAAACACCTCAAGAGAATCTTTAAATCAATATTTTAAAGGAGAATCAGGTGGTGATACAGGTGGTGATACAGGTGGTAATACTCAAGCTGGGATGACAAGATTAAAAGGTGGAGGTATAATTCCAACTGCTATATTAAATCAGTTTATTGCTGGAGAAATAGATGATGTTCCATCAGAATACTATACATCTTTTAACGATGAAGATTATGATGATTTGCTAGTTCAAGAAAAACTAGCTCAAACTAGAAGAAAAAACATCAGACAAGAAGCTATTTCTTCAGTCCCAACTGCAGAAAAATTAACTAAAAAAGAACAAGCTTTACTCAGAAGAAGAAGAAAACAAGAAGAAGTGCTTGGCTCAATAGACCCTACTGGTCAAGAAGCAGTTCAATCTATAGCTGAGTTTTTAAGAAACTTGCAAGCCCCTAGTGGCTCAATGTTTAAGCCAGCTGGTTAGAGCAATATATGCCTCAAACTGATTTTCAAAAAAGAATGCAGCTTGCTAGAGATAGAATGTCTACAGTGCCTAGCGATGTACGTATACAAGGAAACCAATCTAATCAAAATTTTGAAGAAGAAATTTTTACTTGGCTACCAGATTTTATAAAAGAAGGTTACAATAATTCTATAACTGGTATGGCTAGGGAACTAGCTATAGGTAAAAAACCATTTGACATAGAAGAGTATGACTCTGGAGTTTTAAAAGACATAGGTTCTGGAGTTGTTGGGTTATTTATGCCAGCTGATTTAGTAACTATGGTTGCTGGTGGCGGTGTTGGTGGACTTGCAGTTAGGAGCGCTGCAAAAAGAGCTGGTACTATGGCAACTAAACAGTTATTGAGATCTGGAATTTCAAAGAATACTACTAGGGCTATTGTAGACGGAGGTGTTCAAAGGGTTGTTGGTGGAGCAACTGGGTTTGCTGGTTACTCTGGTATAGCTAGCTCACTAAGTCAACAAATACAAAACTCAGATATAGATTATAAAGAGGTATTATCTGAATC